ATGGAACAACAAAATAAATACAGAGATGACCTTAAGTGTCCTTTCTGTCAACAAATGGTATACGATAATAGAAATAATAAAAAGTCAGACAAAAGTCCAGACTTTGTATGCAGTACTAATGACCCTGTTACCTGTGGTGGACACAGTGGTAAGTGGCGTAAGTCCTGGTGGGTAGATAATACAGATGTACCTGCAGAATGGAATTTAGATGGTGAAGTCAAGACAGCACAACCCAGTGCTGGAGATGACGTAGTACCTTTCTAATGAATAGAGCACAGAAAAGAGCTGTTAAGTCTAAAAAAAACGGCCAGTATCGTGGTCTTAGAAGAACTAATAAGAAAGGATAAATATGATACCAGATTATTTTAGAGGTAAGTTAGTACCAGATTATATACTTAACAAAACTCAGTTAGTAGAATGGGCATTATCAATGACATTAACAGAAAATGAATTTGAACCAATTACTAATTGGGAAATGGTTACAGAGCTAGGTAGTCATAGATTTGGAGGAATAATACATAACCTTCGTAAAGAAGGGTACAGTATAGTAACAGTAAGAGGACCTAAGAGAGGTTTTAGTACATACTATTGCACGAAACTACCTTCAAAAACTACAGTTAGCTAATGTTAGAGATAATAGTCGGGTGTTTATTTCCAATGTTTCTAACACCTGATTTATTATCAGACTATAAAGAATGCAGAGAGGTAAAGAACCAGGTTCAGTACGTAGAACAATGGCATAGTTTAATCTCTACATACTTTAAACCAGAAGATGTAATACAAGGAATGACTATTGTTTATTGCGAAAGCAAAGGTAAAGAAACAGCAGTAGGCCGTAATACAAATGGTACAACTGATGTAGGTTTATGGCAATTTAATGACAATACTTGGGCTTGGTTAAAACCTAAGCTTGGTATAATAAATAATAGAAAGAACCCTATAACGTCTACAAAAATAGCTGCTTGGTTAGTTTATAACGATGGTTGGCATCATTGGAATAGTAGCAAGCATTGTTGGAAAGGACATAATAATGAACTGTTGGAAGTTAATTTAAATGAAAACACAAATTAAAGACATTTATAATATGGTATGTATTGTATGTAATATTACATGTTATGTAACAATCTATCCTGATAATAAAGTATGCGATTCGTGTGCTGAGTTTATATTACAAGACATAGAGGAGCAAAAAAAACATGAAGAAAATTAAAACACCTAGCATAATTAATGTAAATATATTTACCCATCCACAATTTATGAAAACATGGGGTAAACAATTTGTAGATGCGTGTGGTAATACAGAAATGAATATTCCACCTGACTTAGGTAAGTTACGTTGGTTAATGGAAAAATTTGTTAAAGATTACAACAATCAATTAGGAGATTTAGGAGAAGAAGAATGAGTGATATATTAGTAGAAGACGCAGACGGTATAGTTCTTATCAATGAGTTAGAAAAACGTTTTGGATTTATGCCAATAATTGTTAAGAATGAAATCGGTAAAGAAGAAATCAAATGTTTAGTACCTAAGTTTACTGTAACAATTGACCCTATAAACGAGGAGGAATAATGAGTATAAATACAAGGTTTGCAAAATCAAAAGAGATTTATGTAGATACAAAATATGAAGACAGAATAGAATGGTATACAAAAGTAGATGCTTGGATAGAAAATGCAGAAAAGAAAACTATCTTTGGTGGTAAAAGATTCTTAGGACTTAATAAAAATGGTAATGAAGTATGGATAGGATACACATTAGATAGAGAAACTTTAGACTTAAAAGTATCTACAACACATAGCTTAGATTCATTACGTAATAATCAAGCACAATTAGCACAAAAACGTGTGACTGTTGGTTTGAATAAGACTGCACCTAGTGACCTTATGACAGGTTCATCTAAATTTGGAGTAGCTATAACAGAAAATACATTAGATTATTTACAAAAACTAATGGATTATGCTGACATGGGTATAGGTAAAGTAGAAGGTAAATGTAGTACACAGTTATTTATGTATATATCTAATGTTATTTATGAAGGTGATACAGAAATTAATAAAGGTGACTGTAGATGGAACGATATAACAAAAACATGGGACTTACCATCGGGAAGATACTTTACAATATATGGATAAAAAAAATACATATACACCATTACCAAAAGGTATGACTATACAGCCAAGTAAAATAGATGGTTTAGGTTTGTTTACATTAAAAACTATTAAAGATTTAGAAACTTCTTTAGGTGTAACACATGTATGGTACGAAGAAGTAGGTACTGTGTTTCGTACACCTTTAGGTGGTTTTATAAATCATAGTGAAACACCTAACTGCGAAATTAAAAGATTCGATGGGACAGTAGTTAGTCACTTGTTTCCTATTAAAACTATAAAAACAGGAGAAGAAATTACACTTAAATATACTATGTACTCAGTTGATGGATAACATTGCACAGATAAGAGAAGAAGCCTTTACAAGAGCAGGAAACGTATGTGAATGGGCAAATTGTAGTAGTAGTAAATGGTTAGAGCTAGCACACCTTAAAGATATAGGTATGGGTGGTAATAAAGCTCGTAAATATAATGTAGATAATACATCTGTATTATGCAAATGGCATCATGACATATACGATGGTCGTCAATCTATGGGTACAAAGGTAGCTTATAGAGAATTATTAGAAGGTTATTTAGATAGACACTCAGGTGTTAGCTAGAGTATATGTGCGCTCTGTAACTTTGTTCCAACTGTTTCTTTTTTGCAGCATAAGATTTAAAACTGTAATGATAAGCTAATGATGTATTACCTAATTGAAATTGTGTAGAAGATTTATCTTTATACTCTGTAGCTCTTGCAGCTGATACATTAGCTTTGCTTAGTTCTTGATTTTTACGCATAAGTTTTTCACGTTCAGGCATGCCCTTCATATTAGGATTAGTTAGAGTTAATTTATCAGGCATATTAGTCATTAGTAATCTACACCATACTTACCAGGTTTTTTAACAGATAAATCTATATAACCTTTACCTGCTTTTCCTCTGTGAAATTCAGGATTATCTAATGCACGTTTAGTGCCTTTATAAACACCTTCAGCTACAGTTAATGCAACTGCACCAGGAGTAATTCCACCTAATAATTTACTTCCTTTAGCTACTGGAGTAGCAGCTGGCCCAAATTTAACAAGACCAGCACGTTTTATTTTACGGATATTACTAAGGTTAATAAATGTTGTTTTACCTCCTGAAGTAGTAGTTGTCCACATAGGTCCCTTTTTTACAATACTATTTGTAATTTTATTAGCTAATCTAGCTCCTCGTCTTGTATCTTTTGAATAATTAACAGGACCATCAGGGTGCATAGCATCCATAATTTCTTTAGCTATTTTTGCTTTTCTTTTAGAAACCATTACTTACCTAATTTCTTTTTAGCAAATTCTTTATAAACCATATTAATTTATCCTTTTTGGATTTTTATACATAGGAGCTCCACCGCTCCAAATTTTTCTATGTGTTTGACTATTTTGTTTGTTTACCCACTCACCATAGTCTTTATTGCCACCATCGCCACCTTCACTTCTTGGTCTACCTCCCATAAAATCTGAAGGATAAATTCTAGGAGAATTTATATCATCGCCTCTATCTCTAGACTTACCTTGATTTGCTACAGCCCAAGTATATGCATCTAAAGATTTAACATATACTTTAGAATCTTTAATTTGTTCTGCTACATATTCCCAACCACTAGGTATATCAGTCCCAGTTTTAGCGTGATTATTATATATTTTTGATTTACTATGTCCAAAAGGTTTTACCATTATTTACTTACCTAATTTTTTTTTGGCAAATTCTTTTATAACAACTAGAGCAGCTGATGCACCAGATAGTGCAGCTAACTGTAATACGTTAGCATCTACGCCTACTAGAGGAGCAACTGCTAAAGCACCTATAAATGCTTCTACAAAAGTCCAGCCAGTTTTTTCTAATATTGATTTGTATTCTTTATTCATTTAATATCCCTTGTATATATTATTACTTGATACTGTACCGTATATGTTAGCACTTTCTTTCTTTTTTTTCGGTTGTGACATAGCCCATTTGCTTACATCATAAACATCTTTAATTAACAACGCAGTACCTATACCAGGTATTAATCTAGTAGCACCTTTAGCTGCAAATTTTACTATAGCTTTACCTGTAGTTTTAGCAGCTGTTTTACTAGCTACTTTAGAAGCTATAATTTTATCAATCTTACCTTTAGGTGTAAATGTTGTTTGACCTGTATTAGGATTTGTTAGACTAGTTCCAACATATGTTTGTGATGAACCTACAACTCCTCTATAAACAGGTTTTACAGTATTTTTTGATACTGGAGAAATTTCTCCTGCTAATTTACCAACAACTTTGTTACCTACAGTTTTTCTATTAGGACCAACAACACCTTTAGGATTATTTATTTGGATATTTGATTTAACATTACCTATAGAAGGTTTGGGTATCTCTGCTTTGATTTTTGCTGCTTCAGCGGGTGTTATAATTTTAGTAACAACTCGATTACTAATTTTACGTTTAGTATAATTTTCACCATACTTTTTAGACCATGCTGCTTTAGCTTTAGCTTGTCTAGCTTTTTTACGTTCAGCAGCTTCTCTAGCAAAGCTAGAGTTTTGATAATCTTCTACTAACCTGTAATCAGGTAATTTATTTGACATTAATCAATCTTTCTTCCATCTAGTTTAGCAGAAACAACTTGCAGTTCGCCACTTATCTCTTGTAATTTATCCATAATATTATCTGGTTGTATCATGTCTGGCGAAGTTTTGTTACTTAATTGTATGTCTCCATCGTAATCTATGTATGTAACTTCTACATCTTGTCCTGATAGTATAGCTTCAGACACACGAGGGTAAACAAGTTTATATGCGTCTCTACTACCACCAATAAATCCATCTTTTTTCACTAAGTTACTTGTTTGTGAATTTCCTAATAACAGACAACCAGCACTATTTTCATCTGTGTTACCTGAATGCCATAAAATCCACTTAAAATTAGGTACTTCTTGTACCCATATCATACCTTTATGCCAATCTGGACCGTATCTTGCTAAGTGTTTGTTATGAAAACCACCTTCTTCACGTAGTTTAAGCTTGTATGTACCAGCTGGTATGCGTGTTTCACCATACACTTTAACATCTCGTTGCTCATCTTCTAATGTGTAACAAAGAAATGTTTTTTTCCCGTTACTCGCATCAAGTAATATACCTGATGTCGAATCTTTACCTGAACTAAATCTTAATACTTCTAATTTCATTTTTTAGGTTTCTTTTTATATAAACGCTTACTATTTTTAGTATGTTTTTTACCTGAATGAATTTGTCCATTAGGCATTTTATGATGAGAGCCTTTGAATTCTTTACCTGCTTTTGTATATATTACCATTTAACTTTATCTGACCAATAAGCTGCAGACATTTTACCTTTTTTAATATTAGATGCATGGCGTGCTTTGAAAGATTTTTTTCTAGCTTTATCTTTATCTGATTTAGGATTTTTACCTGCACCAGATACACCTTGTTGGCCAAATCTAATTAACTTTAAATTATGTCCTTCTTGTGCAAGAACCATATGAGATTTAGTTTTATGACCTGGTGTACGTTTTGGTTTATTAACACCTTTAAGATTATGTTTTTTTATTAAAGATGATTTACGTGCTGTATGTGCCATATCTATTAATACGTATAAGTTTTCTTAGGTTTATTCTTCTTCAAAGATTTTTTCTTTTTTGGCATAACTTCTCCTAACTATTTTATTATAATCTATACACCCTATATTACCACAGTACTTAATTTTATTGCGAATAATAGGTGATTTACCACACGAATTACATTCGATTATCAAATTTAATGTCCGTGGTTGTTTGCTTCCAGGTATGCAATTCTATTTTTTGCATCTTCTAATTGCCAAAGTTCTTCTTTAACTGTTTGAATTTTAATCTCATTTGCATTAGCTTTTTTAACTAGTTCGTTCCATTCCCACTTCTGTATGTCTAGCTCTTGTATGTCAGAAAAGTTGTCATTAAATACCCTGTTTTCTAAATCTTGAATCTTCCAATCAAGGTCATTAGCTTCTTGTTCTAATGCCTGGAGTTTACCATTTATATAACCTAAATCTTGGTCAAGGTTTTGAAATCGCATAGCATCATCTTCTAACGCTTGTAACCTAGAAAATAAAACAGCTATATCTGAGCT